CCAACAGACGGTGGAGGAAGAAACGGGCGTAAAGGTTGAGGAGCAAGTTACCACCGCACTGCCTGCCGATGTGAATGAGGAGCTGATCCAGAAGGAGGCATCGTACAACGGAGCGCAGATTGCGTCCTCGCTGGACATCATGCGAGCCGTCCAGGAGGGCGTTCTCACCCAAGACCAAGCAATCACCTTCCTTGTACAAATGCTTCAATTTGAGCCGTCCGTAGCACGTGCCTTGTTCACGGGCAACTCGTCTGCGGTAATCACCCAAATGAAGTCCGAAAAAAAGTCCAAAGCATCTGATCCCGCCTTCGGGGGTTGGGTGCAGGAATTGATTGACCTCGGTGAGGAGGTTGATCAGAAGGAATGGGAACTCGTTGACGAGGGCGCATTGACCGATGAGGACATCGTAAAGATGCGGGAGGTGCAATTCGCCTCCACGGGCAGTGCTTTCCCAAATGCAAAGAGCGTGCAGGACGGAGTGACCAAAGAGGGCTTTGCCTATAAAGTGCGCTATGCCTATGCTGGTGAGCCAGGCGGTGAGCGGCAGTTTTGCAGCTTGATGCTAGCGGCTGGAAAGGTGTACCGTCTTGAGGACATTGAGCGGATGAAAGGACAGTCAGTAAACCCTGGCTTCGGAAAGGGTGGCGCAGCCACTTACGACATCCTACTCTACAAAGGTGGCCCTAATTGCAAGCACTTCTGGATGCGCAAGACCTATTTGGCAAGAGCAAAGGGAGTGAAGCCAGATCCAAAGAACCCACGATCCGAGGTATCGGTTAACGACCTGCGCAAGTTGGGGGTGAAGTTGCCCGTCAACGACCCAAAGGTGGCGAAGATCCCCTTCGATCAGGACTACCGAGGTTACACAAAGGAGTATGCTGAAAAGCGTGGAATCCCAAAATAAGGTTATATAAAACATGTACCCACTATTTATCAGCCCAGAGGATCTCGTTAAGCGCACGGCCATCAATGGCAACGTGGACAGAGATCAGATGATTCAGTTCATCAAGATCGCCCAGGACATCCACGTCCAGGCATTGCTTGGCACGGCCTTGTACAACCGCCTAAAGACGGACGTACTGAACAACACCCTGGCAGGCAATTACGAAACGCTGCTGGAGGACTACGTGCAGGACGTTTTGGTGCATTACTCCATGACCGAGATCCTGCCTTTCCTTGCATACAAGGTGAGCAACGGAGGCGTGTTCAAGAAGCAGAGCGAGAACTCCGAAGGCATTGAAAAGAGCGAATTGGAATACCTGATCCAACGGGAGCGGGACATCGCTGAACACTACGGCAGACGCCTCGTATCTTACCTAACATTCTACGGATCCCTTACACCTGAATACTATGAAAATCAGAATGGTGAAATGTACCCCACGGACGGCCAATCGTTCCACGGATGGTACATGTAGGTACAAGGTGAAGCCCGAAAACGAAAGAAAACTCATTGAATTTTTGAAGCAACATGCCAACAAATAATAACTGGGGCGAGATTTACTGCTCCTCCGACTGGGGAGACGAGGACTACAACACCCGCAGCTTGGGCTTCGATGGCGTGCCTGCGTGCTTTAATAACGCATACACCTATGCAGAGGCATACGAACTACGTGTGCTTGCGGATAGTGGCAGCGTTGAGGGATTCGATTGTATGGAAGGTGCTATTGACCGCTTAAACTTTAACTAATGAGCAGCTTTTACGATGACGCTTCCTTGGTACTTATACCAAGTGGATATAAGGCAAGCAAGATATATTCGCAAAAACCAACATCTGGAGCAGGCGACTTCGTAGCCACAAGAGCATCTAATGCTACCCGTGTAGGTTCAAATGGACTTATTGAAGAGGTACGGACGAATCTTGTTTTACAGAGCGAAGCATTTAACACGACTTGGGCGGCAGGCCGTGGTTCGGTTACTGCAAATGCCACTACTGCACCAAATGGTACTACTACTGCCGACAAGTTTGTCGCAGATACGCAGCCAAGTTCTCACTTTGTTTCTCAAACAATTTCAGGTCTAACAAGTGGTGGTATTTATACCTCGTCTGTTTACGCCAAAGCAGCAGAGTGGAACAGCGTTGCGATATTTAGAGGCGATAGTGCGATAGGTGTTTCGTTTAGATTAGACACCCAAGCCACAACCATTCTCAATGGTACTCCAACCACGTTTTCAATTACAAGCGTAGGTAACGGCTGGTTTCGCTGCTCGGTATCGTTTGCTATTGCAAGCACTTCAGATAGTGCGCAGGTTCGTGTTGGTAACGATGGTGCGTATAGTATCGTTGGAAATAACGTGAATGGAGTTTTTCTTTGGGGAGCGCAGTACGAGCTTTCCGACTTTGGAGCAACAAACTATATACCAACTACTACAACATCTGTAAGCGTTGGACCAACCAATAACGTACCTCGGCTTGACTATTTAAATAGCACTTGCCCTCGGCTGTTGCTCGAACCGCAGCGGACGAACGTTGTAACGTTCTCGGAGCAGTTTAATAATGCAGCTTGGACGAAATCTGGAAATGGTGTAGGTTCCGTTCCAGTAATTACTGCAAATGCAGCAATAAGCCCAGACGGGTATCAAAACGCAGATAAAATTGACCTTGCATTAAATGGTGGCACGGGGGCATCGGACTGGTCTTGGGTTTACCAAAATTTTACCGCTACCGCAAGCCAACCGCAAGCAGCAAGCATTTACCTAAAAGCAGCAACGGCTGGCGATGTGGGCAAAAAAATACGGGTAGGTTTCATTGGCTACGTGGAACATACCCTTACGGCTGACTGGACTCGTGTAGAGTTAGTACAGACAAGTGGAAGCACGTCTTCGTATTCTATCGGCTTCCGTTTGCGTGGTATTGAAGCTACTGCTAACAGCGTTTCTTTTTTCGCTTATGGTGCGCAGCTTGAGCAAAACGCCCCCTATGTAAGTTCCTACATTCCAACGCTTTCCACAAGCGTAACCCGTGTGGCCGATGCCGCCAGTAAGACGGGGGTAGCTGGACTTATTGGCGATAGCGCTGGCTTTATCTTTGGAGAAGTTAGCGGCTTAACAAACTCCTACGGGAGCCAATCAACTATTTTTAGTGTAAGCGATGCCGCTACAAACGTTAATAGCATTATACTTTCATTTAACGCAACGACTGGCTATTTAACCCCAAGAATTTATAAGGCTAACTCTACAATTTTTGTCACTGATTATTTACTTGGAACCCTAACTAATAGTTTTAAGTTTGTAATATCATACGGAGCAGGTCGGGCAGTTTGCTACATTAACGGAGTAAAAGCACAAGACGTTAGCGGTTTGACATTTTTTTCAGATGGAACGCTTACAAGAATGGGTATGGATTCTGGGAATGGCGGTTCTCCTTGCTTCGGCAACATCAAACAAATTTTAATTGGCACTTCCGCACTAACCGATGCCCAGTGCATTGAACTGACAACTATATGAGTAGTTTTTACGATGATGCCTCGTTAATTATTGTCCCAAGCGGGTATAAGACGAGCAAGATTTACGCAGAGAAGCCGACTGATGGGTCGGGCGATTTGACTTTTACCCGTGCTTCGGGTGCTACCCGTGTTGCCAGCAACGGCCTAATTGAGGAAGTGCGGACTAATTTAATTCTGCAATCAAACGATTTTAGTAACGCTTCTTGGACTAAACTCAACGGAGTAACCGTAAGTGCTACCCGTGTGGCCGACCCTTTTGGAGGTACTACGGCTTGGCAGCTTATTTACAACGGTACTACCGATGGGCGTTTAGAGCAAAACGTGGTGGGCTTTACAGGCCAAGGCACGCAGAGCGTTTGGCTACGTGTGAGCGCAGGAACGCAGATAGTTAAAATTGGAGCCGTAGGTGGTAGCACCGTGTCCGCAACCGTTACAACCACTTGGACAAGGTACAGCGCAACCACAACGGGAGGCAATTTTCCACGCATACTTTGCGATGCCAACACAACCATACAAGCATACGGCTGCCAATTTGAGGCAGGCGACATCGCAACAAACTACATACCCACCACCACCGCAGCCGTAAGCGTTGGGCCAGTGAGCAACGTACCCCGTCTGGACTACACAAATAGCAGTTGCCCTCGTTTGTTGCTGGAACCGCAGCGGACGAACCTTGCAACATTTTCCGAGCAATTTAACAACGCAGCTTGGACTAAATCCAACGCTACGGTAACTGCAAATACAAGCGTTTCGCCCGATGGTTATGCTAGTGCTGATACATTAACGGTTTCGGCTGGTGGATATTTATATTTTCAAGTTGCTTCGTACTCGGCAGTTAGTGGCCAGTCGGTAACGTTATCTTTATTTGCTAAAAATCAAATAAATAATTTCTTATTTATTGGCGGAGCTACGACAGCGGGTACTGACGTTTACAGAATTGAAAATTACGGTAACGGCTGGTATCGGCACATTTTGACCAGAACATTTACCGCCACCGCCTCTACTACTTTGCAGTATCTTGCAGGAACAGTCGGTACCCATATTATTTGGGGCGCACAAATTGAGGGTTCTAATTCAGCCTACGCAACATCCTATATACCAACGCTTTCGGCAAGTGTTACCCGTGTGGCCGATGCCGCCTCAAAGACTGGCATTACTTCGCTAATTGGACAGACGGAAGGAACTATCTTTTTAGACGTTCGTGCAGTTCTTGACACAACAACTAATCAGGACTATTCCGTAAGCGATGGAACAGCAAATAATAGAGCTTTAATCCGTTTAAACAATAGCGGGCTTATTAACGCTATCGGAGTGTTTGGCGGCTCGGTGGAGTTTAATATGGGCACAACGGCTTACACGACTGGCTCACGTTACAAAATAGCTTTGGCTTACAAGCTTAACGACATTGCTTTATACGTCAACGGAGTGCAGGCAGCAACCGATAACACCGCAACAATTAGCGGCACCTTATCACGCTTCGGCTTTGACGTAGGAACTGGGGTGGCTCCTATCATTAGCCCAGTTAACCAAGCTTTTGTTTTCAAGACACGTTTAACTAATGCCGAACTAATACAATTAACAACGCTATGACATTTTCAAAGTACGAATTTGCTGACTGGGCAACAGCCAAAAAAGCAATAGAAACAACAACTATATCACTGGACGGCATAACGGAAACCACTTGGAATACCGCCCTTGTAGTAGCCGTTGTAGAACTTGGGCATATCTGCACCCAATGGGAAACAAACGAGGAAGGAGAGCAGGTCTGTGTGGCCGAGAATCCTAACTATGCCGTTGACATCCTTTGGCAGAACGAACCGCTTGCGGAGTACGCTCCTTCTATTGTTTGGCCTGCGCCTTGTGGCATTCACGTATTTGCAGGATGGGAGGAAGTTTACGCTGCTGAATACTGCGCTGCCAACCCAGATGCCGCCTATTGCCAACCCCCAGCTCCGATTGAGGAATGAAACAAGATAGCACGGAGGCCGTAGTAACTACATGGTCATTAACAACGGGCGGTGTATTGATCGCCCAAATCCATCAGATCCTAGGCATCATTGTGCTTTTGGCTTCCCTTTCGTACACGTTGTGGCGATGGGCTAGAGATGTAAGGCGGAACAAATGATCGAGCGGATCTTTCGCAACTGGAAAACCACGGCCTTTGGATTGGTGCTGATCATGTTCGGGGTTGTGTTGGTATGGTTTGAGAAAGCAACGCTATCGGAGTTCTCCGCCTTTTTGATGGGCGGCTTTGCGCTGATGATGGCACGGGATGGAGACAAAAAACTAGACAAATAATAAAGTCCCATTTAGCGGATAGATGCCTTGCAATAAGTGCCATATAAGACAAGTTACAACAAAATGAATTTTACCATCAAAGAATTGTGCGTTACGAAAACGGGCATTCACAACGAGCCAAATCAAGAGCAGAAGGAAAACCTTCAGGCGTTGATAGAAAACGTCTTACAGCCAGCGAGAGAAGCCCTGGGGATCATTATTGTCACTTCTGGGTTCCGCAATGCACGGGTGAACGCTGCCGTAGGTGGTAGCCGCACGAGCCAGCACATGAAAGGTGAAGCTGCTGACTGCGTCCACAAAGACAACGCTGCGCTTTTCCATTGGATCAAGGAGAACGTTGAGTTCGATCAGCTCATTTGGGAGTTCGGTACCAAAGACCAACCCGATTGGGTGCATGTTTCATACTCACGGAGCAAGAACCGAGGACAAGCACTTCGTGCAAAGCGTGAGAAGGGAGCCACTAAATACGTGCCATTCAAGTGAGAGCGATCGTTTTGCTGTTGCTATTGGCTGGATGCAGTGCGGAGTGGCATTTGACCCAGGCCGTCCGTAAGGGCGGAGAGGTTTGGCGATACCGATACGACACGGTGATCGTAACCAAGGAGCGCAAGCTGACCGATACGCTAATCCTTCGGGAGATTGATAGCATCACGGTGACGAACGACAAGGTGCGTGTGAAGTTGGTGCGCAGGTGGGACACCATCCGAGTAAGTGCCACGTGCATACCTGACACGATCCGAATCACCAAGAACGTGCCCGTAAAGATCCAGACAAGGGAGAGGGGTGTGAGTTCTTTTTTTTGGCAGTTGATAGTGGCTTCCATGGTTGTGTTTGGATTTGCACTGCTAATTAAGCGATAGAGGGCATTTAGGTGCGTTCTAAAGCATTTAATACCAAAAGTGGTATGTTGGTATAGGTGGTTGGTAGAACGTGGCTTAAATCGCAGGATTTATTTTATTATTAATTTTACTTACGTAGTTACTTAACTAACTTACTTAACTTACTTAATAACTTAACTAACTAACTTAACTAGTTATATACTACTTACTTTGGTAAAATAAACAAAAAAACCAATCACGCAACTTTGTTTTTATTTTTTTTTGAAACAATTTTGCAGCATGCCAACAGATAACAGCAGACGCAAATACTACCTGGCCGTGGAGGAGGGTAGAGCTAAAAACGATTACACCAATGCATTCCTCAACCACTTCGGATTCTGCGACTACCCCAAGCAAGAAAGCGTCACAAGAGACGAAAGAAAATACCGAAAAGAAGGAGGCATCACGCTGGCGGGCAATAATGTCTAACGGCAATGAAGGAGACCACTACGACCTGCACGGGAACTTCGGAGAGTCACAGTTATGAACTGATCCTCGGAAAGATCCCATCGCTAAACAAATTCTATTCAGGTAGGCATTGGGCGATCCGCAAGAAGGAGGGAGACATCATCAAACACCACCTGCTTGCGCAGTTGGGATTGGAGAAAAAGGTCGTGTTGGCGGAATACGATATCCACCTCACCCACAACTACCGATACGACAACGACAACTGCATCATGGCCATCAAGTTTGGAGCCGATGCTTTCCGATATTGGGGCGGTTGTAAGGACGATACGAGTAAGTTTTTTACCAAATTGACAATTTCCAGAGATAAGGAATTGCCCGTAAACACTGGGGTTCTGAAAATAATTGGAAAAAAATTGTAAAAAAGTTTTTGCCAATCCAAATTTATTTTTGATTTTTGTCAGGTCTAATAATAAAACCAATCAGACATGCAAATCAAAATCACGAACGAGGCATTATACAATGCCAAAAAAGTAGAAGCCGAATTCATCGGAGGTACTTTATCAATCGTCTATTTGGAGGACGATACCATCAAGACCATGGAGGTCTGGGGCGAGATCGGAGCAACCGACTACGCAGAGGAGTTTGGATTCACTTTAACATCCAACAACTGATGGAATACACTAGCCGAATGAGTCTGTCCCCCGATGCAGCAAAAGAGCTGATCGAGTTCCTTCAGCACCGAGTGGAGGCAATGGCATCCAAAATTGAATTTCTCGAAGCCGAGAATGAGGTAATCAAAAACGCATTGCTCCAAGAGCTGCGCAGCTAAAAAAACCAATCACATGAAATCAGCAATCGAATGCCTAAAATCCCTACCTAGGGAGATCCAGATCAAGTGGATGCGCAACGTGATTAAGCAACACGGAGCCAAGCAAGCCAGATTCATTTTGTGCAGCCGTGCAGAATACACATTGCGTTTGTTTGTATTGGGAGCATTTACCTGGGCGCAATCAAACGAAGGTCACAAATACTGGGAGCGAATCTCAAATGGAAAATTTCCCCAAGTCAAAATAAAATTGTAAATTTGTTTAATAACTAAAAAACCAGTCATGGCAAAAGTAACATCAATCTCTCCCGCAGGCACCTGGACATCAGGCGATGGTGCAACATTCTACAAATACCAAATGACCTTTGACGATGGTCGGCATGGTACGATCTTCTCAAAGAACTCAAGCGAGCCACATCAGCCAGGTGACGAGTTGGCCTTTACGATCAACGAGAAAGGAACCATCAAAATTGATCGCCCTGCGTACAACGGAGGAGGCGCAAGCGCATACCGCAAGCCCGCAGACGATTCCGCCCGCAGTGCATCCATCATCCGTCAGGTAGCTTTGAAAGCAGCAGTCGAATACTGCAATGCATTCATTGGTCAAGGCCAGCCAATCGGCCAAGACAAGGTTCTCGCTACCGCCCAGATCTTCAATGACTGGATGGCAAATGAGAAAAAAGAGGTAAGCCATGCGCAGCACATGGCCGAGCGTGTAACCGAGGTGCCTTTCTGATTGGTTTTGGTGGCACCTTGACGGGAGGGTGGGGGTAACACCCCACCTTCTTTTTTTCTAATATGTTTGCAAAATAAAACCAATCAAATGCATTCAGACATCATCTCCCTCACGGACACCCTTCCGTACCTCGAAAGAGCGCAAATGGGTAAATACTTTGACATGGGACGCATTGGCAACGATGCCATTGATGACTACCTCCGATTCAAGCCAGGGGAGTTCATTGTTACCACGGGTCACGCTAACGTGGGCAAGACGCACACGATGTTCTACCTTATGCTCATGCAGTCCATCACCTATGGCAAGAAGTGGCTTTGCTACACGGCAGAGAACGAGGTGCATTCCATCCAGCGCAAGTTGGTGGAGTTCTTAAACGGGAAGCCGATCAACATGATCGACCCGCAGCGGATGTACTCCGACCTGGCTTTTCTGGATGACTTTTTCAAGTTTATCAATCCGAACAAGATCCTTTCAGCATTCGAGCTGCTTGATATTTACGGAGAGGCATTGGCGGACTGGGACTACACGGGTGCATTTGTTGATCCATACAACTCCCTCCGCACCGATCAGACCCGCCTTGGAAAGGTATCAATGCACGAATATCACTACGAGGTGGCAAGTGCCTTCCGTGTGTTCAGCCACTCCAAACAAATCACCACCATCGTAAGCACCCACCCCGTGACGGAGGCAATGCGCAAGGTGCATCACGACAAACATGAATACGCTGGCCTGCCAATGCCCGTAGGAATTGCCGATATTGAAGGAGGGGGCAAGTGGGGAAACCGTGCCGACTGTGTAGTCGTGTGCCATCGTTATGCTGGGCATAGTGTGGACTGGCGTTTTACTCACGTACACGTGCGCAAGGTGAAGGAGACGGAAACGGGTGGACGGATTACCCCGTACTCCGAACCAATCGTTCTAGAATCAATGAAGGGAAACGTGGGCTTTTTGCACAACGGAACTAACTTACTGAATCATGGCTACGTTCCCGTTTGATTTTTACATTCAGTCCAAGGTGACTGATGTGCAGCGTGCAGCGCATTTTCTTTTGGAGTTGTACGAGGCAGGCAACCGTGATGTGCTTCCGCACTTCCAGGCAATCGAAAACGCAGCGACTTTGATCAAGCAACATGCGGACTATCACAATGAAATAGAGCTGCGCTTTTTCCAAATGACCAACGAGATAAATGCCCTGCACCATGAGATCCAGCAGGAGCGAAAAAAATACCAAGAACTACTGAACCGCATTGAGATATGACATACCGTGAATTTTGCATACTAGTTGGCCATGATGATGATCAAACCCGCAAGCAATCAAACGTGATCATCCGATGCGCATACGTGCATGCCGTCCGTCAGCACTACACCCTTGTTGAATTGGGTGAGATGATGAAACGCACGCACGCCACGATCCTGCACTACATGGGACTGGACTTTCGCAAGTCGGAGGCATACCATCGTGCCTATCAGATCGCTTGGGAGTGCATGAAGTACCAAGAGGTGGACAATACGTTGCCAGATTTTGATGCCGTAGTCGGTGAACGTAACGAATTGAGGCAGAGAATTGCGCAAAAAAATACGCAAATATCTCTACTCCAGGAGGAAATCATATCTTTACGGGACAAAGTAGAGCAAATGAAAGCCGTATTCACATGATCGAACTATTCTATCGCCAGAACCGCAGGAAGTTGGTGAACTTCATCAAGGGATATGTGGACTACGAACTCGCAGAGGACGTTGTGCAAGAGGTTTTCCTGCGGTTGCTGGTGTTAGAAAGCGAAGGCAAGACCCATTTCATCCAGGAGGGGAAGGTCAATTTCTTTTTCGTGTATCGGGCTTGCGTCAATTTGTGTTTGAAAATATCGGCCACAAAAAAGAAGGTGCAAAAGATCTCGTTTGGGGACATGTACGAGCTGGACAAATGGCTTGCAGCATCAACAGACGAATACAACCATGAGGAGGATCGCACCTGGGAGGAGCTTGTATCTGCCATTGGCGATGAGATGAAGGCGATTCGGTGGTACGATGCCCAGGTATTAGAGATCAGCACGAACTTTACCATCTCGGCACTGTCCAGGGGGACTGGAATTGGCAGGGATTCAATTCGACAAACGTTAAAAAAGACCAAAAATGAAATCAGAGAACGAACCGAAGGCACCTATCAAGCGTGGAAGGAAGCCAAAAGGCGTGGGTGATGTAGTGGAAACGATCACCACAGCAACGGGTATCAAGGCAGCGGTGGATTGGTTCAGTGAAGCCACGGGCATTGACTGCGGTTGTGATGCACGAAAGGAGAAGCTGAATAGATTGTTTCCGTTCAAGTCACCCGAATGCCTGACGCAGCAGGAATATGAGTTCCTGGGGACGGTGATCGGCAAGCATAAGCTAACCGCCCAGGAGCGGGAGGAGATTGCAAAAATTCATGCACGTACGTTCCGTCACAAAATGGTCGTGCCTTGCACCTGCTCGCCTAAATTGTGGGGGTCGTGGATCAAGGAACTGACCGAGCTGCATTCAACCTATGAGGTTTGAGGCAAGGAGATTCGTTCCCGCTTCGTATGAGAGAAACGATGAGTGGGGCAAATCGGTGCTTTATGAATGGCTAGATTCTTTCGGATCCAGGTTTATCATAGTTGACAAGCAGGATGAGGACTACCAGGTCGATGTGTTGGTCATTGACACCGAAACAAACCTGACCATCAGCTTTGAGGTTGAGGTCAAGCATGGCTACCCTTTTACGAATGCGGATTCCTTCAAGTTTGATTCAGTCAGCTTCCTGGGGAGAAAGAAAAAATACGACAATTTTTGGTATGCCATTGTTTGCGGTGAGACCAAGGCGATATTGATTGCGCACTCGCACGAAATATACAAGGAGGAGTATCGTGTGATCAAAGAGATTGCAACCACCGAGCGCAACGGAATGGATGAATTTTATCGTGTACCTAAATCTAAATGCTTTTTTTATGCCAATACCCAACCCTAAACCCACGGAAGATCAGCAGGAATTTGTGCAACGCTGCATGGCCGATGACGTTATGAACAAAGAATTTCAAGACCCAAAACAAAGATTGTCAGTATGTTATGCTCAATGGCAGAAAAAAATGTAAATAAAATTTTGCCATGTGAAATATCTTTTTTATTTTTGAGTATCATTTAAAACCAATCAAATGAAATTCAACAAGTACAAGTGGATCGAGGATCAGGTAGCATCCCTTTCCGAATTGGCCACCGATGGCGCAGACTACAATGAGTTGCAGCAGCATTTGTACGATGACGTAGATAGCGCATGCATCTATTACGCAGATTGCTTTGCGATCATTGCCGAGTTGGGCATGACCGATTGGGCTGACCATGAGTTCGGGCAGATCACAAATATCACCCAACTTGCATACGTTGCGTTGTCTGACTTCGCAACCGAGGAGATCAACATTGACGAAATCCTTAATTCCGTTGAGCAATGAAAAATAAATTTATTAACTGGTTCCAAGACGTCACCGTATGGTTGGCGTGGTACCTCATCGTAAGCACCGCCCTCTTGGCGATTTTCATTGTTCCATCCTATATTGCCCAGGTGCTATGCAAGTAACATATACCGATTTGATGTACGAGGCGGAGAACCAAGGCCTCGCTCCCGAAGATATTGCTGGGTCATACCACGAGGTCTTTGCCACGTGGGCAGGATTCAAGTCCGTGAACGACATGATGCGTTGGCGGTTGGACGTTGTGGATGCTTACGGCATCGGTGACGTTGATCAGTACCCGTACGAGCCAGCAATGGTTCCAGGATTCAACTGGGAGCCGTTGTACCAACGTGCGATGGAGCAGGACTTTAATTACCTGCACTTCTGATGCAGCGCATATTCAATGAACTCGTAGCACGTGAGTGTACCATGTGTCACGAGATGCTTCAAGGGAACTACTACACCTATGTAAAGCGAAAGACCAAGACCCAGGTGATTTATTACCAGCGAGCAGACTGTAGGTTCTGCCGAGCCAAGAAAGAAAAACAACGCAGAGATGCAAATAAAACCAATCCAAAATGAAAGTTATTAAACTACTGAACGGAACAACCTGGGATCGTGAGACCCTACTCGACCAAATGCTTGACGATGATTTCTACTACGGGAATCTAGGCCGTTCCGCCCTTTCATCCAGCGCATGCAAGTTGCTGCTCCAATCCCCCAAGACCTACCACTACGTTACCAAATATGGGCAGGAGGATTCGGATGCGTTTACTGTGGGTAAACTTGCGCACGTAATGGTACTGCAACCCGAACTCATGGGTGACTACGAGGTGATTGACGTGCAGAGCAAGAACACAAAGGCCTGGCAGGAAGCGAAAGCACGAGGTGGTAAAATAATCACGGCAAAGGAATTGAAGGAAGCGCAGCGCATTGCAGATGCTTTGCTTCGCAACGAGCAGGTGATGGGGTACATTCAGGGGTGCAGCTTTGAGGTGCCAGAGATCGGGTATATTGAGGGCTTGCCTTTCCGAGCAAAAGCCGACATCTACTCCCCTGGGTTTATTGCCGACTTGAAAACAACTAGCGACCTGCGTGCCTTCCCTTATAGTGCCAAGAAGTACGGGTATGATATGCAGGCATACATCTACACCCGCCTTTTTGGCGTGCCGATTGAGAAGTTTATTTTCATTGCCATTGACAAGGGCTCGTTGGACATTGGAATCTACACCATCTCCCCCGACTTTTTGCAGTCAGGCAAGGAGAAACTGGAGGAAGCCATCGCCTTGTACAAGGAGTTCTTTATGGGAGTGGACGAGCCAGAGCTGGACAATTACACCATTGTTGGTCAACTTTGATAAACAAAACACTTTGTGTATCAAATTTCGCAAAATATAAACGACAAATGAAAGCAACGCTAGAATACAACCTGCCAGACGATCAGATTGAGTTCGACTTGGCCAACTCCGCAGCAAAGATGCACTCCGTCCTTTGGGATATGGATCAATGGCTCCGAAGCAACACCAAGCACGCACCAGATGCAACGCACGAGGAAGCATTAAAGGCGTACTACAAATGCCGAGACCACCTGCGTGAGTTGATGAGCGACAACAACCTGAACTTTGATTGATGGCGTGCGAACCTAGCAAGGCAATATGGATGGTGGATGCGGTGATCAGCTACAAGAAAGCCAAAAAAGCCCAGACAAAAAAGGTGTGGTTCAGCAGCAGATGGCAGGAGCTGGCTTGCGTACGAGCAGACCAAGAGGCGATGCAACAAATCATTGATCGCTACGGACTGCAAGCAGCCACCGAATTTAAACTGGATAAAATAACTGGGGCAATCTATCTTGGAGAACGTTTTGAAGAAGCACACTAAAATATATTTTCAGGCCATGGGCATCAGTCCCGTGGAGTTTGTGCCTTGTGAGGTGTGTGGATCCAGAGCCGTGGACATCCATCATATCAATCCCAGGGGGATGGGTGGGAGCAAGAGCCGAGATACAATAGAAAACCTGATGGCGTTGTGCCGCCCCTGCCACCATGAGGCCGACTTCGGAACCAAATTAACCAAAGAGCATCTAAATGAAATCCACCAACACCACCTATCACGGGTTCACCCTTGAGGCCGTAATCAACCGCCACTACATCTTGCGAGTAAACGTGGACATGGCAGGGGTCATGATTCACCACTACGAGGTGTACCGCAGGAAGGGGCGCAACTTCATTTTGGAGTTCCAGAGCGAAGAGATCAACGATGACGCATTCAATGAGTGCGTAAAATTTGTACGTACAAAATGATCCACATCATCACTCCCTGCTCCCGTCCCGAGAACCTGGAATACCTGCGTGAGAGCATCCCAGCGGAGTGCAAATGGTTGGTGATGCTGGACTACTCCACCCGAAAGAGCAAGATCCCAAAAGGAATAAACGTAATGCGTTCGAACTTTGGAGGTGCTTGGGGTGCGCCATTGCGCAACGCAGCGATTGACTACCTGCAAATAAGCGCAAGCCACAATGACTACGTGTATTTCCTGGACGATGACAACATCATCCACCCCGATTGGTACAATGCCGTCAAGGATTGCAACGAGGACTTTGTGAATTGGGCGCAGGTGTTCCGCAATGGAGAGCCACGCCTACGGGCAACGGAATCCCCACGGGTAGGGAACATTGATACCGCCTCCTTCATGGTAAAGATAGGAACCATTGGCAAGAGCCGATTCCAAATGCTATATGAAGCGGATGGGCTATTTGCCCAGGAGGTATATCAAAAAGGAACAAAACAAACTATAAATCAGTACCTTTGCTACTATAACTATTTGAGATCATGAAAAGCGAATTTGTAAAAATCGGGACGGTTAAGCTTTCGCCAGACAATCCACGTTTGATTAAGGGTGACAAGTTCAAGAAGCTAGTACAAAGCATCAAGGACTTCCCGCAAATGCTTGAATTACGACCTATCGTTGTTGATGAGGACATGGTTGTACTTGGCGGAAACATGCGCCTGCGAGCTTGTATTGAGGCAGGGTTGAAGGAAGTTCCAATCCTTCGTGCCTCTATGCTTACCGAGGAGCAGAAGCGTGAGTTCGTAATCAAAGACAACTCCTCTTTTGGTGAATGGAATTGGGATATTCTTGCAAACGAGTGGGATATTAACGACCTTTCGGCTTGGGGTATTGACATCCCTGCTTCTTATTTTGACGATGATAAGGAGCCAGAGTTTGACAAGGACACACTTGACGCAGCACTTGATACCTACATTAACTCAAAGGTCAAGCAGATCACCCTTTACTTTGACAATCAGCAGTACGAATATGTGGTTGCCAAGCTGGAGGAGATCGCAAAAGAGAAAGAATTGGAAAGCAATACGGACGTAATAATTTATCTTCTTGAAAGCATTAGCGATAGTTCCAAGTAAGCAGCGACCCGAGCTATTCCAAAAGGTTTGCAGGCCTTTTGTTGATGGCCTTGGCATTGACGTTTTGCTGATCCTTGAAAAGGACGACTACGACAAGTACGAATACCCAAATAAGTTGCTCCTTGAAAGGAGTAATGCTGGAATTTGGTATGCTCTTTCCGAGGGGAAGCGTTACGCAGAGCAGAACGGGTATGACGTTGTGTTCAAGATTGACGATGATGTAACCTCGGTAGGAGAAATTGCGAATGACCTTCCAGTGGTTCTTTCTTATTTTGAAAAGTACCCGAACCTTGGAGCGGTGGTTTTTCCGTATGACTTTGAGTTCTACGCAAAAAGCAAGAACCTATTTACCCACATAAACAAAAGGGTGCAGACCTGCTACTTGATAAGAACCTCATCGTTCCGCCCAACGGAAGGGGTAAACACCTTTGAGGATTTCTTTCAGTTCTTCCAGATAATACAAAACAATGAGTTCACGTTGTTCTGCGCACGGCACCCGATTAAATGTAAGCCCGTTGGAAGTGGGGCTGGTGGTCACCAAGCTTTTGACAGAAAGAACCAAGCCGAGCAGGAGATAAAGTTATTTCAATCCATTGATCCA